TTAATAATAATGGCAGGGGGATCAGGAGCAGGGAAAACATACCTACTCAACCAACTCAGCCTAGATTCGTTGCCCCTAGTCAACCCAGACAAATTTATAGAGGATCCCAATCATCCGGCATACGGCAAATTGAATCCGGGAACAACAGCAGCCAACAAAGAGGCAGAGGAATTCGTTAACCAGAAACGAACGTTTGTTTGGGACACTACAGCATCTAATCCTACTAAGGTAGAAGATATTATTAGTAAAGGATATAGTGTTTATATGGTAATGGTATATGCTCATCCTATGCAAGCATATATTTCTAACTTCTTTAGAGACTCTGATAGAAACGTTCCGGCATCAGCAGTATTTCAAACCTGGAGAAATGTTTATTCTTTAATCGAAAAGTATATTAAATTGACCAAAGGAAACTTTTCTCTATTTGTAAATGTAAGAAAAGAGTATGAAGATGAAATAAAAGGATTTAACACAGCTGCAAAAAATGGAGTAGAAGGCATAAAAGACTTTTTACAAAAATATAACGAAAAGCATGATGTAGGCGTATCTTCTTTTAGAGACCCTGTTGAACTATCTGATCAAGAACAACAAGAGTTTGATAAAGCAACCTCTCATATGGATTACGATAGAGATAACTACAGTGAAGATAGAGGATTAAAAAAGTATTTTCAAGACTGGTATAGAAAAAATGGAGTAGGACCTGGAGATGATAAAATGTCTAAAAAGTTAAAAACTATTAGAAAACAAAAAGAAGACAGTAAGAAAAGATATGATGCTGTTTTAGAAAATATAGCTGAATTACTTTACAGCCCAGTCTTTACTTCTCAACTTGTAAGTGATACACCGGCAGAGATAGATCAAAAAGTTCAAGCATTTTTAGCATGATAGCATTATATCCAGGAGCATTTAAACCACCTCATAAAGGGCACTTTGAAATAACTGAGTCTTTACTCGGTGGTATTCAAGGTAAAGTTTATGACCTGGATAACTATAAAGATGCTGGAGCTGCTGTAATGAATAAAGACTTTGATGGAATTTATAAAGCTGATAAAGTAGTTGTTTTTATAGGAGCAGGAGAAAGAAATGGAATTACTCAACGTCAAGCTGAGGAAATATGGAATATTTATAAGAAATATCTACCTAACGTAGAAATTATAGCTAGCGATAAAAACCCGATGGTTGAAGCTAGAGATTATGCTGCTAATAATCCTGACGAAGAATTTTATGCAGTAACAGGAGTAAGGTCTGAAGAAGACTATGTTGATTTAAAAAGAATATCGACATTTAAGAAGACCCCTAATGTAAAAGGATTATCAGTTACATCTAAACTAAGTAGTGGTATTAGAGCTACTAATTTTAGAAAAGCAATACTAAGTGGTAACTTAGATGAAATAAAAGATTTTTTTCCTCCTAAATTATCTAGTGAGGAGATTTTAAAAATATTAAATATGTTAAAATCAACTATAGTATCTGAACAAATGAAAGCTAAGATGGAAGAGGTCATTACTGATCTTTTTGAATCTAAAGAAGTAGAAGAAGATAATTCAGGTGCTCCTATAGCTCCTAGATCTGTCTTAAGATCTAAAGATAGAGCTCATTTAATTACTTTATACAAAAGAGTAAAAAATCAAATAGGGAGCGATAATGTAAAGGTAAAGTTTATGCAAGATCATATTAGAATTACTGTAGAAGATGAATATAGTAGTCCTAGTTTTGATTATACTCCATTTATGGGATCTATATTAGAATATATGTTAGATCAAAAAATGAATATAACTCCTTTACCGGAAATAAAAATAAAAAGAGATATAGCTGAAGCTTCTAACTTTTTTGGAAGAACAGCTTATTATAATCCAGAACTAAAAGAAGTAGTGCTTTACGTAGAAGGTAGACATCCTAAAGATGTTATGAGATCTTTTGTACATGAAATGGTTCATCATATTCAAAACCTAGAAGGTAGACTAAAAGGATATGGAACTACAAATACCAACGAAGATGATGAATTAGTTGAGATAGAGAAAGAAGCTTACATGTTAGGTAATATTACTTTTAGAAACTGGGAAGATAAAGTTAAAAATGAATAAAGGTTATGAAAAAATTAGTAGATTTATTAGAAGCGTATCCGCTTCCTGAACAAAAGGAAAAACCTCCATACAAAATATATTGTGATATGGACGGAGTTTTAACTAACTTCGAAAGTAGGTTTGAACACTTCACAGGTAAACACCCTCAAGAGTACGAACGAGAGTTTGGTATAGAACAATTCTGGCATCTCATAGATGTAAAGATTGGAGTAAGATTTTGGGTAGGAATGGACTGGATGCCTCAAGGAGAACAATTATGGAATTTTATATCTCCATATAATCCTGATCTTCTTACTTCTCCTTCTAGAGATAATGCTTCTAGACTAGGAAAAAACTTATGGGTAAAAAATAAATTATCTCCAAAACCTAGAGTAATATTTGCATACTCTAAGGATAAACAAAACTATGCTAACGAATATAGTATTCTTATAGATGATAAAAAATCTAACATTAGAGAATGGGAATCACAGGGAGGTATAGCAATAAGATGTAAAGACGGGGATGTTAATACAGTTATAACAAAATTAAAAGAACTTGGTTATGAGTAAAGAAACTCTTTTAAAAAAAGAATTTAAACAATCAGACGTACAGAGAGTAAGAAATATAGTTAACAAAGATTTTACAAGTAAAACAAAACTTCAATCTGGATATCAAAAACAAATTAAAAGATATAAAGAAGGAGATGTTTGGGAAGAAAGCGGTAAAACTTGGACTATTAAAAATGGTATTAAACAAAATATTACTAAACTAGATAATGCTAAAAAAGCTCTTAGAATACCTTTAAGATGCCCTAAATGTAATGGATCAATGGAACATTGGCTAGCTAAGAAAATGTATAAGATACATGGTTTTTGTTTCGATCCTTGTACTGTTGAATATGAAGATAGTTTAAAACAAGCCGGACTCTATAAACAGTATGAAGAGAGAATGATTAAAGGTAATATAAAAGAGTTTGTAGATGATATAGAAAGATGGATTCTTAACTCAGTTGAAGATAAACATACTTTTGTTACTGAAGCTGGAGATGTAGAAGATTGGGGTGGAATGTCTAACACTACAAAGTCTAAAATACTTAAAGACTTAAAAGACTACACTACTACTATACGTAAGCATATTTCCTGATATTTATATAAAAATATATCACGTGACTCAAAAAGACGTATTAGAATCACTTCTAGAGGAAATTAAGCATATAAAAACTCATATGCCAAACGGCGAGTTGAAACAAATGCAAGCTGATATGAAAGACTTTAAAGAAGACATATCAGAAATGAAATACACCCTACTCAACCCAGAGAACGGTGTAATCGTAAACACCAATAAAAATACTGAGTTTAGACAAACACTTCAAGCTAATCAAAAAGAGTTTGATAAGCAAATGGCTAAGATAGATGAAATAGAGGTGTGGAAGCAAGGAGTAACTAGAGCACTGTGGATAATATTTGGTATCATAGCAGCAATAATTATTAGAATGTTTATGATGCATTCAGATCAATTATAATGGAGGAAAAAAGAACTAGAAAATTAGACGGGCTACCAGAACCATTTTTAGCATCCTTAGAAAAAAGGTATGGTCAAATTGACTATAAAAATGATTTTGTATCTATTGATCTAGACAACTATTACAAATACCAAGGAACTGATAAACAAACTGGGCAAGTTTCTCATAAAGTTATAGCTTTACCTTCGTTTAAGAATCTTTACTTACATTATGAAGATTTAGTACAAGACGTAAAAGAACTTCAAGGTAAAGAAGGAGTAAGAGAAGATAAAAGAGCTAGAGAATTATTTGAACTTATAAAAACTAATTTTAGAAAGCTTCAAAGATACCTTAGAGAAGAAAGACCTGAACAATATCAAGCAGTAAGAACTAAATATAATGAAACTGCAATAGAATCTTTGACTACTGAATCTTTAAGAGACTGGTTTAAAAAAGAAAAGTGGGTCCGTATATCATCCTCAGGTAATATAGCAGGAGATTGCGGAACAAGTAAAAATAAAAAGAACCCAGACCGTTGTCTACCAAAAGCTAAAGCTCAATCTCTTTCTAAAGCAGAGAGAGCAGCTACAGCTAGAAAGAAAAAGAAAGCGGGCGCAAAAGGAAAAACTGTCGTGAAAAATACTAAAAAAGCAAAAGTAACTAGAGAAAATTTAAAAGCAGCTATAAACATTCTTAAAGAAGAAAAAGACTATGCTCCATATTTAGAGCAGATTATAGATAGGTTAAAAAGTCTAGATGTGAGTATTGACTACTTATCTGCTGCTATAACTGATCAATCAGCTTTTGGAGTAAGTTTAGATCAAGATTCTTTAAAGCGTTTAGCAACTCCAGCTAAAAGAAACAAAATGACTAGAGAGACCTCTAACCCTCAAGACGGTAAAGCAGCACCATTTGGTTCTGGTTACAAAAAAGCAGACAAATTTGCTGGTTCAGATCCTAAGGCAGGTTCAACTATAAAAGGTACCGGCTTTGATTGGAAAAGAGTAACTAAAGAAGATATAAGAAATTTAGTTGTTGGTCTTATAAATGAAGATCAAGAAGAAGTCTTAATGGAAAAAGACGATAGATGTACTAGATTAGCTAAACAGAAATATGACACCTGGCCATCAGCTTATGCTTCAGGAGCAGTAGTTAGATGTAGAAAAGGAAAAATTTGGAAAAAGAAAAAATAAGTGAAACTAGCACAGCTTATACTTGAAGGTCTAACCTATAGAGTACCCAACTTCGACTACGAGTGGGAAGAAGCTGTACGTTACCCTGAATTTAAAAAATTAGGTAAACACGATTGGATAGATTTAGCTACTAAAGGTAGAGAAGTTACTATTACATCAGCTAAAGATATTAATAACACAGATGCTAATAAACCAGATTCTTTTAAAAAACTAAATAAAGATAAACAAAAAAGAACTTTAGCACAGATAGAATCAGGCACAGTAGAGATGCCTATCGTTGCTAAATACCCAGACGGATACAAGGAATTATTAGGAGGTAATACCAGATTAACTGCTTTAATGGCAAAGAACGGTAAAGCTACTATCTGGATGTTTGATGTACCGGAGGATATATTAGATGAAAGCTCGACTAATGCTATAAAAAATCAAATGAAACTTAGCTCAATAATCTTAGAAAACGAATTTGAAACTAAAGATGATATCGATCTTTCTATTTTAGGAAATCTTGACGATGAAATAAGAAGAGAATTAGAAAAGTCATCAAAAGAGCTTGAAAAACTACAACAGCAAAATGAAATAGGTATACTAACACTTAGTGCAGTAACTCTTGGAGCACCAGGAGTAGTTAAAGCTATAGATAAACTTGTTCAATCGATTGCAAAGAAAAACGGATTTGACTTAATCAAAAAAGATCCAGGCACGTTACAGAAAGCTTATAACTCTGTTGTAAAAACCGCAGAAAAAGCAGATTCTCTCATAGAAAAGCCAATCAACTTTATACTTAGGCCTTTTGTTAAAGATGATGAGAAAAGGAAAAAAATTGCTGGATTTGTTAAAGGAGCCGTACTTCTATTAATGGCACTATACGGTGGAATAAACCCAAGTAACATTACAGATATAAAAAGTGCTATAACATCAGCAGCTCCAGAAGTTGCAGATGAACTGCTAGGTATTGAAAACCAAGCGAATGCAGGTGCGAAGCTTGTAACTATAGCTAGAAAATACTTTCAATCCTAAATGAAAAGGTCTCAACTTATACAATTAGTACGAGAAGTTTTAGATGAAAATTTCAAAGACGGTAAAAAAAAAGGTAAATCAAAACCTGGTAGAGTAAAAAAAGCAGGAGCATCCTGCAAAGGTTCTGTATCTTCATTAAGAGCAAAAGCAAAAAAGTACGGCGGTGAGAAAGGAAAGATGTACCACTGGTGTGCAAACATGAAAGGCGGAAAGAAAAAATAATGTTCCGCACAGACCTAATCTCTCATACAGATTTTCATAAAGGATTCTGGTATAAATCTAATTATAGTAACTGGTACTATTTTAAAGAACAAGAAAGAGAATATACTCTTAATAATTTAGATTATTCTACGGTTGATAAAGATTTATTATCTTTAGTAAAATTACTTCATAAAAATAATATACCTACTACTCCATCGTGTTCAGGGCATAATTACCCAGGAGAATACTTTGAGGATTTATTTCAAAATATAAAAATAGAAGAACACATAATAAATTCAGTAGGATTAGAACTAACTAATATAGAAACTCAAGAAAAAGTAAAGTTTTATCATCCTACATATAAATTTCTATATGATAAACAGTCTTTTCTTTCTTTTATACCTCCTTATAGTAAACAAGGAGTATTAGGAATTCTGGGAGATTTTTCATATATTGATATAAAAAATATAGATATAGTATTAGATAACCAAATTACCTTATTTTTAGTTAAGGAAAATAATAAGAAAGCCTGGAAAGAATTAGAAAATGCTTTTCAGAGTATTTGGAAACACTAATCTATTTATTTATATACGTATATAATATGGCCTATAAAGAGAAACTCAAAGAGGAACAAGATAAAGGGGTAATCAATACAGACGATAAGAACAAAGCAAAAGAATTATCCGATCAAGGGTATGATGTAAACCTTACCAACGAAGCTCCTGATAATATGTACTATATTAAGGTTAAAAAGGACGATGTTAATATACTTGATAATATTTTAACTACATTTCTTGATTTAAAAGTTCAGTATAACGACGATAAAGAAGGTACTTTTTTCTATTTTACAAAAGATTCTTGGAAACAGTATGAAAAACTTGCTTTACAGTATATAGAAGATCAAAGGCTTACTGATGATATTCTTGATACTAATATTCCTAGTTTAGGCGGGGATACCCTAGAAGAAGAAAGCCAATTAAAGTTTTCTAGAGATGAATTAATAGCAATAGCTAGAGAGGTTGGTAAAGCAGTTGCAAAAGCTGCTATAGAGTTTGGAGGAGAAATAAATTCGGCTAAAATTAAGGACATTTATACATCTGCTTTAAGCCCTACCACTCCTCAGCTTTTTACCGTTCACGTTATATATAAAAACGATAATGAAGAATCATACAGATTTGACATAAGAGGAGATTCTGTATACTTAATAGACCAGTCTTACGATAGAGAGATAGCTGATGTTGGTGTTAAACCTTCTGGAGAAGCTGTTGTTAATAAAGACATAGTCAAAAACGAAATGTTAAAATATTTTAAATCTTTAAACGAAATGCTACCACATAAAAATATTAAACCTGGATCTCCAGAAGATCATGAAAACCAAGCATATAAAAGATTGACAGCTGACGAAAGAGAAAAATTAAAAAAGATTATGAAGATGATTGGTAAAAATGAAGGTAAACCAATGGGCTTTGGAACTGGTCAAGGTAGAAGTAAAACTATCTCTAAAGGTAGAGAAACTAGACCAGACCTTAAAGCAAAACTTGCAGCAGATGAACCTCATAAAGGTAAATATATTATGCATAAAGGAGTACCTCATAAATTTAAAGACGGTAAATTAACCCCTTTAAAAAAGGTAGCAGAAGATGCACTAGGATTTAGCGATATAGAAAAATTAGGCTCTAAAGCTGCTAGTGATATTGACATTTCAGTTAGAAGGGATCCTAATTATACTTTCGGTAAAAGACCTGGTGATGATGATAGATTAAGATACAAGTATGCTAAACAATTAGGATATTTGAAAGAAGAACAACCAACAGTCTTCGATGACGAAAGCATGGATGATTTACTTCAAATTATTTTAAAATACGTTAAAGATCCAAAGGACGCTGAGAAAGAATTAGATATGGTGGACTATGGCGGTTTAGATGCTATGTCACCTGAGTTAACTGCTCAACTAGATAGAGATCCTGAATTCGAAGCATGGTATAATAAACTACACAGCAGTCCTTCAGCAGATACTGATTATATGCAAAGAAGAAGAGAAGAAGATGACTATTACGATGCTGATCAAGCTCAAAAAGACGATGAGGAAGAGTATGAAAGAGGATACGATGACGATGGACTTCCATTAGGAGAAGCTGATACTTCTGAAATAGATGTTTATGGATATCAGACTAAACATTTTGATATATGTCCAGGAGCTACTAAATTATTTAAAGACATAATGGCAGGAGAATATACTGACGGTGTACCTTCTGTTAAAGAACAAGTTAAATTAGCCGGACTAGCCAAGCTTCATGATGTATTGTTTAAAATAGAAAAAGTAGCTTTAAAAGATAGCGATAAAGCAAAAAAACATTTACAGAAAGCTATCAATATTGCCTCTGATATATATGAATTAGGAGCTGAAATAGGATTAGATGCAAACCACAGAGGAGAAGATTTATATTATATAGAAGATCATATTAAAAAAATAAATGATGCAGCTAGAGGAGAATTAGATGAAGTTAGAGGTACTAGCTATTTTTTAAAGACCTATATTCAACCTGCAATAGACGAATTAGTATCAGATGGAGATATTGATGAAAGCGAAGCTGTTATTGAGTTATTAGAACACATTGCTGACAGCTACGGTGTTGAAATTCAAATAGGTGGAGCTGTAAAAGAAATCGTAACTGAAGAATCTGAGTTAGATAAAGTTCTTGTAAATATAAAAAGAGCGTTAGAAGTTTATAAAAAAGTTAAAGACGGAAGCGATCCTGATAAAAAGAAAGATGTTGTTGATTTACTAAAAAAACTTAATATCAAGAAAAAAGAGTTACTAGATAAAGAAGATGATAGAGTATCTAACATAGGAAAGGGACAAGAATTAGATGTAGATGAAGATGCAGATTTATACGAAGCAGAAGCTAAACCAATCCCAGACATGATTAGAAAAGGATATAATCAAAATATTAAAAATGCTCAAACTATGGCATCTGCTTTGATTTCTGTTTTTAATCAATTTAACGAAAAAGAAAGCAATGACTTTTCTCAGCACAGTGGATTAAGTCAAGTATTAAATAAATTGAGAGCTATCTCAAAAGAAGAACCAACAGATAATGAAAAAGAGCAAGCTTAAAAATATTATAGAAGAAGCATACTTCGAAGTTCTTAAAGAGTCTTTATTAGACGAATTAGAAGATGATAATCCTGGACTAAACAAACCAGAGTATAACGTTGGTGATAACGATCATAGCGTATCTGATGATAACATAAGACCTCTTATTCAGCAAAATGAAGCTGAAGAACCAGAACCAGAAGAAGAACCTGATATGGATGCACCTAAAGACACAGTTCTTGAAGATGCCACAGATAAAATATTAGGTAAGTTTCCTACAGTAAAAGCTGCTTTAATTAAACTTCATACAGAAGATTTTAAAGAATTTATAGATAGTATTGATTGGGTATCTCCAAGACCATCTTCATTTAGAATTAATCTTAAAAATGGACAAGATTATACTTTAAAATGGATGGGAGAAGGATTTCAAGCAACTATCATGGGTAAAAGATATTACCTAAATAATATATCCGAATATCAACAAGCATTAGATAAATTAGAAGTACTTTACAGAGAGGCTCCAATGGGGTCTGGAGGTGAAGAAGAGAGCGGAGAAGGAGGAGACTTTGGCGCTGACACCGGTGGCGGTGGTGGAGGCGGAGGAGACTTTCCTGGAGGGGATGACGCTGGAGGAGGTGCTGATACCGCTGATGATGCAGGAGGAGATGACGCCGGAGGTGGATTCCCTGATGACGAAGGAGGAGCTGATTTATCTGGTGAACCTGTTGACTTCGAAGCAGGCGAAGAACCATCATAATGAACTTAATAGATAAATTATATACAGAGTGGGCTTGGAGATCTAAAACAGGTACTCCATCTATGGATAATGCTGAAGATAAAGCTATATTAGAAGACCTTTTTAAAGAGCTAGAACTAGACACTAAACCTGTTTTATCAGAAGCTATTGATTTTCCTGCAGCATTAGAAAAAGCTTTCGATAGTCAAATACCCGCAGCTGAAGGAAGCTATGAAGCTCCAACACAGTCTGGAGTATTGACTATTACTAACGAGAACGATAAAAAAGTATGGAAAGAACTTTTTAATAACAATGCAGGAAATAATACAGTAGGTCCTGGAGAGCTAGCTTTATACTGGTTATATAATTTTCAAAAAAACCCTGTAGTTACTAAAGCAAATCACGATGATGCAGATCCTGATTTAAGCATAGGTACTATTAAAACTGAAGTAAAATCTTATGGAACACATAATGGAAAAATTACTTTAGGTAAATTTGGAGATCAGAAATCTAATTTAAGAGCACTCACTATTATTTTTGGTATTCAAGCTTTGAGCGCAGTACTTAGATTAGAGGATAAAGGTAAGGTTGTAAGACCGACGAGTTTCAGACCTGTTGAATTAGAAGGAGCATTTGAATATTTTTTTAAATTAAAAGATTCACCAGCTCTTTTAGAATCAGCAGATCAGTTTGAGCTTATAAGATCAATTAAAGAAAAAGTAGAGTTCGTAGAAAGATATTTAGGAAGCCCGAAATCTCCTAGAATGGCTGCATCAAGAATGATAGGTAAAATAGCAGAAGAAAAACTTAAAATTAAACCAGGTAATAAAAATTATATAGCTTCAGTATTAGAGTCTGGTGAAATTTATTTCTTTTTAATTGATTTTGCCCAACTTAAACAAGATATTTTTGATAAAGTTACTATTTCAGCTGGGGAAATAAAAGTTGATTTTATGTCTATTTTTGGAAAATCAACTTCTTCAGGAGAAAGAGAAGAAGATTAGTTATGAGTCAGAATATAAAAAAGATAATTGCACAAGAATATCTTAAATGTGCAAAAGATCCTATCTACTTCATGAAAAAGTACTGTTATATACAGCACCCTACTCGTGGACGTATACTATTTGCTTTATATCCTTTTCAGGAAAAAGTACTTCAGCATTTTAAAGACCAGCAATATATCATTACTCTTAAGTCTAGACAGCTAGGAATATCTACTTTATCAGCTGCTTACAGTCTATGGTTAATGGTATTCCATAAAGATAAAAACATACTAGCATTAGCTACTACTCAATCTACTGCACGTAACCTTGTAACTAAGGTAATCTTTATGTACGATCAATTACCTAAGTGGTTAAGACTAAAATCAGTAGAGAAAAACAAATTATCTCTAAGATTAAAAAATGGTTCTAGAATAGCTGCTAAATCATCTAATTCAGATGCTGCAAGATCGGAAGCAGTATCATTGCTGCTTATAGATGAGGCAGCGTTTATAGATAATATTGACGAGACATTTACTGCAGCACAACAAACCTTAGCTACCGGTGGACAATGTTTAGCTTTATCAACTCCAAACGGTATTGGTAACTGGTTCCATTTAACTTGGGAAAAAGCTGAAACTGGAGAAAATAGTTTTTTACCTATAAGATTACCTTGGACGGTACATCCTGAAAGAGATCAATCATGGAGAGATCAACAGGATGCTGATTTGGGTCCAAAAATAGCAGCACAAGAGTGTGACTGTGATTTTGCTACCTCTGGTGACA